TTCCAACGGTAATAATATTTTTACTTGAGATGCTAATAATTTTGATTGAAAAGTTTAATGTTATTAATAATTCAAACCCACTGGGAACAAAGTTATTGAATTGGGTGCAAAAATGACTAGCCAAGAACGAGCAGACAAACGCAAAAATGATTATATTTTAGCGATGTATGATGATAAATGCACAGTCGAGCGGATAGCTAAGGAGGCAAGTAGAAGCTTGCTTCATGTTAAAAATGTTATTTATCGATACAGAACCTAACAAAAAGCCGCAATTAAGCGGCTTTTATTTTATCTGCTAAATGCTAATACTGTTCAATCCAACCGAATGACGAACCAGTAGCGCCCGTTACAGTTACATCAACAACCGTTTTAGCAGCACCTAAGTATGCACCACGGTCGGTAAGCTTAAGTTTTTCCTCGGTACCGGCCGCAAGAGTGAAATTATAACCCGCCGATACGTCAATGGGCGCTAAACCTGAACGAGTAGCAGACGTAACGCCAACACCTAACAAATTGACTGTTAATGTGCCTGATTCGCCGTTATCTACTGCCAAATATTGACTATAAGCGTTATATGTAAAAGTATGCGGGCCTGCATTTAGATCTAACTTGCTGATCACTGTTTCCGCTGCTGTGTTTGGGGTGTTGACTGGTATTGCTGCCATGAGTTACGCCTTATTTAATTATGTTGATTATACTTCTGTGACTTCGTAATACCAACCCTCAACAACAATACTTGCCGCTGCTATTGATGTCAGTCTAATTCTAGCGCTATTATCGATAGTATCTTGGCTAATCATTGGCAATTTAAACTGCGCTGTAACTGTTACATTTGTAGAAGCTGTTTTATAGTATTTGTGAGCTATATTTAAAGTATAAGGCCCTGCACCTTCCGATAAATCAAACACTATATTAAGCTCTTGTGCGGCCGCGTGATCGATAACTATGTCAATTCTGAAATCAACAATATCGCCAATTTTTAAACTGGTAAAATCAAACTTGTTTGTTGCCGGGTTCCACAAATTGGCGTTTGCTTCAGGATTGTATGCGGATGTTCTTGCGCCTAAGTTGTTATTAGTTAAAAACGTTGTTGCTGACCCTGCCCCGTGAACTATCGGCGTAATGGCTGTTGCTGTGTCATTAGCATAAAACCAATACGTTTTAGTTGCGCCTGCCGGTACTGCCGCCGATGCTGCTTTCTCTAAAGCTATTTCTTTACTTTGCCAAGCCATGTTAAAACGCCTTTACGTTAACTAAACCGTCAGAATCAGAATACGCCCATGCACCCGAATCGCCTGTATCATTTACTGCGCTACTGTAACTATGCAATGGAGAAAAAGATCCAGTTGAGTCGCTTTTAGCATCTGTTGCCGATGGCGATGCTGCGCTAGTGTGAAGTTTTGCGGGAATAGTTGTTAAGTTTTCTACAACTATTTTAACACCTACCGTTATGCTCGATCCTGCGTACAGGTCAACCCATGTGTTAGCTGTTAATTTAATGTTTTGAATTGTATCGGCCATTATTAATCCTATGTAATTGCTCTACAAAGCGCCCTGCTTCCAAGGCGCTTTAATTAGCAATTAACTACTTTGCTCTGGATTTTTGCAGTTCAGTAATCTTAGCTTTTAACACTTCAATTTCTTCAAGTGCCGCTTTTAATTCAGAGCCGTCAGACTTTACAGTAACAACTGGTTTTTCGTAAGGCTTTAACATTAACTCTTGACGCGGTGTCAATTTATCAATTTCAAGCTCTACGGTTTCGCCTGTTTGACCGTAAGTTCCTGCGCGAAGCACTGTATACATTTTCTTAGCCATGATCAATCCTTAGCTTGAAGCGTACTGTAAAGCACGGTTAGTTGATCCGAAATCGGTTTTAACATTCCAACCAATTGCCGAAACAACTTCAAATGCAAATGGGCTGTTCCATGCAGGACGCGGTAGAGCGATTGTACTTACACCCATGCCGACGACAGGTTGAACATAGCTAGTGTCAACAGGCATAGAAAACAACTGATTACCAACCAAGATAGAAGATGATTCAATTGAAGCAATACCCGGGATTTCTAATAGCTTTTCTCTTACGCTTTTGCCTGCGAAGTTAGCACTGAAATCTTTAGTTAAGTTGTACAAAATATCTAAAGAAACAAAGAATACAGCAGGAGCAGCAACTTTATTAGTAACAGCGCGCTGTTTAGCCATTGACAAGAAAGCATTATAAATAGCCTGACCTGATGTTTCAGTAGTCAAGTTAATGTTTAAACCACCTGCACCAAGATCGATCTGGTCTACACGTGTATCATTACGAACGCCCTGCCATGTGACGCCTTTTTCACTAATGAATTGACCGTCTTTATTTTTGTGGCCATCCATAAATGAACCGATAACACCTTGGCGGTGAGTACGGGTTGCTTCACTTTGTTGAATAGCTGCATCATTAAAGTCTTCAAGGCTTAACTGTGTACCTTCTCGCCAGTTACGCTTAAAACCGTTTTGGCTGATCGGTACAATTGTTTTAGAAAGATCGTAATCAACGTTATCAAAATATGAGCCTTCTTCACCAGTCATTGACTGAGAGAATTTACCGGCATCTGATGAGCGAGCGCCTTCTAAAATAGTGCGACCAATTGAAATAGAACGGGCTAATGGCATTAACACGTTTAAAATGTTATCACCTTCATCAAGTCTAAATTGCTCAATCGTTTGGCTATCAAATTCACGATAAAGATCTAACGGCTTAGTGCCTGCGTTTGCAAACATCGACAAAGGTAATGCGTGGCGTGAGTCGTCACGTTGTTCATTAACTGCGGCATATTGCGAGTTCATAATACGTAAAGCGGCAGCGTTGCCTTTACATAATTTTGGGTCGAAAATCATCATGGGGTTATGCTCCTTTTACGCGAACAAGCGTGTTCGATGCTGCGTTAATAATTTCATCTGAATATGCGTAAACATAATCAGTGCCGTCTGTTGCTGCAATTTTAAGTAAACCAGCACCGTTAACGGTTAATGCAACGCCGCGTTTGGTGATGTTGTTACCTGATGCAACAAGTAAATTTGCTTTGTCGCCTTGCGTTAGTTCGCGAGCAATCATGTTGCCGCCAACTGTCCAAGCATCGTCAACCGTTTTAGCGGCTAGCATGTCGTAATCACAAAACAACTTAGGAGCGCCGAATACAGTTGAAGCACTAACGTTGGTTGTTAATGTAGTGGCTGTATGAGTCACGGCAGTACCGGGTAAATCTGCGGTTGCTGCTTTGCCTTCAGTAGCAGCTAAGAACATCTCTCCAGAGAATATTAAGCGCTTTCCTTTAGTAGCCATGATTAAGCCTCCAATTTAAGACTAGCACAGCTTTCGTCTGCGTTTGTCTGTGTATAGTTAGGTCGCGCATTTACTGCGACATGGCCGTGAGATGCTAAAAACTTATTGCAATGAGAAAGAGTCATGGTACTTGCCATTTCTTCATCAATGCCTTTGTTTGTTGCAATTACAGATTCACGGGCTTGTGTAAGCTCTTTATCTGCGTTGGCTGTGATACTTGCCTGCAATGCGTTAACTGTTGCAGTAAGTGTGGCAATAGCATCATTAGTCGCGGTGTTCGCTACTTCATCAAGCTTTTTACCTTTGCTCTTACCATCCATATTTTTCTTTAGTTTCGCTTTTAACTCTTCGTCAGTCATATCAGCGTCAGCTTCAATACCGTTGGCAGTTAATAGAGCAATTAGTTCAGCTTTATCCATAACGGACTCCGTTGTTTGATTTGTAATAGGTTTATATTCGTTAGCAATCTTAACCACTTCTATCGGTTCGCCTGTAAAACTAAGCTCGCCACCTTCTGTGCTGTATTGCTGCATGTACATAATATCATTTTTGCCACGATAAACAAAATCGCTGTTATTTGTAATTACTTCTTCACCACTTATTAACTTAAATAGCTTATTAATAGCGGTTTTAACAAATGATTGTTTTTTGCCTTTCATCTCGCTATCAAAGCGATCAACGTATGCTTTAGCGCAATCGTTATCAACATTGTATACCTGTGATCTAATTGCATGTGGTACACCATCAATAATGTCGGCAAACAGATTAGTATAACTATCAAATGAATCGGCGTTATCTTGATCGAAATTAAGAAAGAACTTACGAAATGACGTCGACGGCTTATCAGTTGAGTTGGTGTAATTCTTTACGCGCTCTAATGCTTGATCGGCATTAAATACATAATCATTACTGGCAAGTGGTAGTTTCATTGCGGGCGCTGAAGCGTTAACTTGAATTTCTGCCACGTATGTATCAATAGTTTCATCTTTAAGTCGTGCGCTGTTTGTGTGCAAGCCTACGCCTTCAAGCTTATTCTTTGCGCCCGCTTCATTAGGTAGAAAGGCACTATGATCAATGGTTAGGTTAGAAGCTACCATCTCATAAGGTTCACCATCTGAGCCGTAACCCTGCTTTTCGTCTACGTTTAGGTAAAAGCCGGTACTAACATCAATCGGATCATTGTTTTCAATAGCATTGATTATAGCGCGACCTGATTCGCTAGTATTGGCAATAACTGGATCAATAGCCACGTCAGATATTAGCTTGTCACCTTGCACAGAAAAGTTATAAGCATAAGCGCCGACATAGTTAGACGTTAAGGCCCATGGATCGCTCGCGCTAATAAACTCGCCATTCTCACCAGTTGGGTGACTTGATGGCATGGTTACGCGATCGCTGCCAATATTATCAGCTAGCTTTTTGACTTCATCGGCAGGGTAGAAGATGCCATTCATTGTAGTGTTAAGCAGCATATGTACCGCACCTTTTACAATGATATGTTCTTTATCGCGTATGTTTTGCTTGCTAACCATGTTCTTGTTAATTCGCATGGCGTTGCGTGTTTGTAGTAGTTTCTTAGACATAAAAAAGCCCCATTTGGTTATGAGGCTAATTATAACATGGTTTTATTTTGTGGGGTATTTAGGCAAATTCAACTAGCTTCATTGAATAATCATTAACCCCTTCAGCTTGCGGCTTACCTATTGGTATTAATTTGTTCTCCTTAAATGGTTTGTAGTTTACATGGTGATGCCAACGGTTGAATTTCCACACCACACTAGCTACATCAGGATGAAGATCAGCGAGCATTTGTGATTTTGGTAGTGTTCCTTCATCAGCGTAAAACTCTTTTGTGTTACCTCCTTTCATTCTCTGCGTTGTTACCTTGCCGCATAAAAAAGCATTGAATTGTATTGTACATAAACCATCTTTTAAAACCCGCAAGGATAAGTCAGTATCCTCGTTGTATCTTCCGCGCCATGTATAGCCGGCATTATTATCAATTAATAAGCATGAGTAAATTCTAGTGTTTGTTATAAATGGCGGTACTTTGTCTGTTTTCTTGCAAAATGAATAATAATTAAGACCGGCAACAGGTACATTGGCATAGCGATCAATAAAATCCTCGCTTGCTCTTAATGTTGCGCCCGTTTCGACTTCATATTTTTCATTTTTATTAAGCCGGTGGAAAGCGTCTAGATTATCGTCCATAACCCAGTGGCGATTAAATCCGTTATTTTTAGAGTGATCTAAACAGAAATTTCTAGCAGCGCCAGGGCCTTTGCTTCTGGTATTACCTAGATCATCACAAGTATTATAATTATTTAAGTATTTAGATGGCAGCACAAGAACTGTGGCGTTTGTTTTATCCTTGTACTCTGCTGCCTCGTCAATCTCAACAACTATGTAATGAGGTACACCCATATCATCTAGGGCCTTTGTTGTAAGGCCGTTATTTGCCCTACCTTTTGACACTATATAAACAGGGTATTTAGGGTTTACAGGCTGTTTAGTTCTCCATCTGTTCTTAGTTAAGCCCCAGTGAGACTTAAACGGAAACCATATTGATTTAGTTTTGTTTGTTATTTTTTGGACTGTAACTCTTGAGAAAGTATCCCTTTGTCGCGTAACTGAACAAAAATTAAATTTAAGCGAGCGATATAAATATTTATCATAATCACACTCACTTTCAAATCTTACAAAAATATAACTACCGTCTATAAACTCAACTTTTAATTTCTTAAAAGGCTCTATTTTTTTTTGTTTAAATTCTGGCATACTTTGCCATAAATTAATGTTGCTCATACTCTATTCCTATCAATTAATAATTAAACTCAATATAAACTACCTGTAAACACAATGCAATAACTTTAGGCAAAAAAAAGCCCTCACGTATAAAGGTGGAGGGCATAATAGTTATTCTAGTTATCATCACATTTCGCGCAGTGCGTGTTATTCACCAATATGAAGGTATTACAACCTATCGCTAACCGATTTGCTGTTATCAAACGTGCATCGCTCCGAGAGGATAAGCTGTGCACCATTGCAGTGGTACGCGCTACGTTTGCAACTGACATCGGCTGAGTCTATTAAATCTGTATAGTGAAATGAACTAGACAGGATTTGAACCTGTTAATCAGTTAGGCGATCAACCCTTAACCAACCAGTGACTCCACGATCTAATTTACTTAGTTAATTACTCAAAATAAATCTTAGCGGTCTAACTCACTTCACAATACAGACTAATTAAAATTGGTTGGTGCTTGGGATTCGAACCCATCGGATTTACATTAAACAACCATAAGAATAATCATTTAAAAACGTGCTTATTACCCATTCCGCCACAATGGGAAGACACCGATTAAATTACCGCATCTCTACGGCGAAAGGTTCACGAGGTTTTTAATCTCAATAGCATACTAACACATCACTATGATGCTTTTGGCTTTCTATCATTAACTTTACACCATGTTAAGGCCGTTGCTGCTAATAATATAGACTCCATACTTAGTCCGTAGCCTATTAGGTAATGAGTCGACAAGCTAGCTAATGTTACACATATAAGGATTAATAACCACATGTTAATTACTTTATTTACTTTAATTTCCATTTTTAATACTCTTTAATTTATGACAAAACAAATTTTAATACTCTTTAATTGCTGACAAAACAAATAATAACACACGATAAACACAATGCAAGCTATTTTATTGTTAAATGCTTTATGTTTATGCAATCTTCTACATCTGCAAACCCGTCTTGACATAGAAACCCATTATTACAATAAATACCATTAACCTTTTCTTCTTCATAATCAAATTTGTAAGCTTCACCCTCAACTAAGTCTTCTTTCAATGTTAGCTTTGTTAATGCCTCTTTAATGGCTATCTGGTAATTAAAACTATCGCATGATGATACAAAGCCATAATTAAGCATCATTTGCCACACCTCTTCGTTAAAATCATCAACGGTACATACTACGTCAATATTTTTATAAGTTCTGGACAGCCTCCAGGGGAGTTTGTAGCATCTCCTATATATTATTAAGTTACTGCCATTATCCGCAATTGGTAAGTTAACTAAATCACCATGTAAATAATTAACCGCATCGGTTATTGTTTTCATAATCTAACATTTAAACAGTCAAGGTAAGTATCATCAGCGAAATTGTTAATAGTTCTTTGCTTCATTTTTTTAGTTATATAATTTGGCTTATTGTACGCAGCTATGATTATTTTTGGCGTAAACTTATCGCCCTTTTCTGTTGTAGCCATTGCGTCTTTTAAGCTAATGCCGCCTTGCCTAGCGTCCATCACTGTGCGTGCGTAACTTTCAATTATTAAGCAGTTATCTTCCGCTTGTGCCGTTGCTGCTGTGGCTAGTAATGCTGCTAATATTAATGCTTTCATAACCCATGCCCTTCTTCAAATTGTGATAGGTCGATACATGCTAATCTGCCTCGTGAATCGTCATTATCAGCAGCCGCTCTTGATGTGAATGAGCTACTACCATAGCTATAAACATTAACAAACCCACTAAGCTTTTTAGGGGTCATGAATAGATCTACTCCATCTTCATGAGCACCAGTCAAAGTGTACTTTTCAACAACACCAGCACAGATTCCAAATAAACAATATTTATTTTTGGTTTTAAAGTGAGTTAACTGTGTAACTTTATCGCCATCAATATCAACAACCTTTTCACCTGCCAATGCTTTTTCTAAATCAAATGTTTTCATATAAACCTCTTTAAGTTGTATTTAATTAATCTAAACGTAATTTAAACTAGATAATAAAATAATACAAGACTTATCTTGCATAACATTATGTTTAGTTATAAAGTGCATCTACTAAATACAAATAACTTAAATAAGAGAGTGAATAATGAAAACTATTATAGATGCATCACAACCAGTAAAAACAAAGATGGATACAATAAAAATTAACTGGTATTTAGCGCCAGAGGGTGTGACGCATTATATGCCCGAAAGCGATGAATGGTATAGCAGCTGGTTTACACTTAATAAAAACTGCAAAACTATGCAAAGGGAATTCAAGTCTGGTGGTGGCGCCACTTACGATGCGGCAAGTTATGATATTGAGCGACTAATAAGAGATGGCCTTATTGCCAAACCACAATCAGATTTAATCTTTACGCAAGAGATGTGCGATAACGGGGAGTTGCCTAGTGTTGGAATGGATTTTATGACAAGCATAGGCTTGTACAAGTCAGTTTACATCGGCGAACATTGCGGTGAGGATATGGTTGTTGGCCAAGGTGGTGGTGATATATGCACGTTTGAAATAGGGCAGTGCTTACCAATAGCCCCACCCATTAAGCTAATAGCTGGCAATGCTTATCAGTTTGATTTTAAAGAACAAAAAGACTTAGTAGGTATTTGTCACACATATATTAAATACGGGTCTAAACACACTATGTTTGGATCTCCAATTCTGGATACTAAGTGGAATACGGAATATTGCACCAACATTCAACTCCTAACAGTAGGTAATAAATAATGAAAACTATTATAGATGCACAATCAGTAGAATTTAATGGAAAAATCGCACAGTTAAATTGTGTGTATAAATTAATTGACGGTACACATGCAGTTTTAGATGGTGTTAGTGAGCTTGGCTTTATGGTTTCAAGATTAAATGGTGGAAGTTTAGATTTGTATCGTGAATCTTGGCCTATAACGGCATTAACAGAAGCAACAATTATTTTAGGGACTATAAAAGACGCGCCTGCTGAGCTAATAGACGGTAAGGCTTATCAGTTTGAATTTGAAGGTAAAGTTTGCTTAGGTATTTTTAGCAGTGAATACAGAATGCGATTATTTAATAATGGAGATTTTGACTGGAGAGAAGATTGGGTAACTAACATCCGCCCCCTAATCCTGGAGAATAAAGAATGACTATTAACGATACACACCCCAGAGATTTAATTGAGCATCGTTTAAAGCAGCATCGCGCTGAAATAAATAAGATTGCTAGCGACGCAAAAGATGTACTTGATGGTTTTTTATGTACCTATGAACATTCAAACAGTAGACGTGATGATTTTGCTATGAGAAAACTATTAGCTGCTGATGATATTAGTGAACTATGCGAAATGGCTAAGGATTTATGATGAAATTAACAGATTTAGAAATATGCAAACGTATAGCTGAGATTAAAAAAATAATGCCAACCGTATTTAATGACACGTTAATAACGAATATTGGTGAGTTTGATTTATTTAATTTAGCAAGAACACCTAGGGCAAATAAACGCGCTCGCTACGTGTTGGACTTGATGATTGAATTTGAGGTTTGCGTTTGTCATTACAACTCTACGGTTTTTATTCTTAGTGATTACACAGACAGACCACACAAGTCTACAGTCTCATTTTCAGACAACGACGAGTTATCATTCAGACGAGCAGTGCTGCTTTGTATAATAGAGGCACACAATGAGTAACATACCCAATGGCGCTACATTTTACTATCAGCACACTTACTATCAATTCGGTGAGTGTTACGCGCGTTATTATAACGTTAAGAAAAGATTATGGATGGACTCGGCCATGTTTACTAATTGGCATATAGAATTGTATGGTATTAAAATAAACCGATAAACAATAAAAACCCCTAGCATTGACTAGGGTTTTTTGTATTCGTTAGTAAGCGATTAACCGAACATTAACGACATGCTTGAGGGTGCGCGCTCTACCGGTCCAAATGCCATTATAAAAGCGTCTGCGTCATTCGGTGAGTCAACCTCACGCTTTTTCAGGTCGTCTTTAGATTCAACCATAACCTTCCCTGACTTACTGAATTTACGCCTAGGTGTTGATAGTTCAAATACTAAGTTAGCTAAGTCATTCATACCAGAGCTAATGCTAATCAACTCATGCTCTTCAAATTCCATGCCCTTAGTCACTGCATTGTGGGTATTCCTAAACCTATCCGCAATTGTCCACCATGCTTGTGCTTTTAGGTTTTCAAAGAAGTCTTTATTAGTTATTGTTTCGCCATCATCATCAACATAATTAGAGTCAGGATCGACAACCTTAGCGCCGGCTATAAATTTAGCGTACTGTATTTGTATGTAACCTTGCTCTTGCTCTCGCTCAGTATTCATGTTCTTAAATCGACCACCACAGCCCGCACCCACTCCGATGGAGTCATAACGAATGTCAGCGTTATATTGCGTAGCTCTACTGTAAACACGTTGGCAGCTTTCTTCTAGCTCGTCCTCTTTAGCTTTCCAGTGTTCGCCCCACATGGCGACAATACCATGTCGATAAAGTTGAGCGCATAAATCTTTACCACCGTCTGCAACATCAAACCCAATAGACTTTTCACCACTTGGCTCAATGCCTAACTTAATGTGTGCATCAATAGCTGATTCAATCCATGAGCGCTTAATGACTACATCATCATCGTCTGTCTTGGGTATGCCTTCATAAATATGCTGATATTCTTCGTAGTCCTGCTCTTTCATTCGCGCTATTTTACGCAGCATTGTGCTTGACAGAAAAGGATTTTCATCAAAGTTAATTTGTCTAACCAATACACCGTTATCAATATCATTTTGGAATGTCTCAACATAATCACTGACCAAGCGAGGGTTGTATAATATCCAACATTCAGCACCTTCAGATCTTATTGTCGGTTCGATAACTGTCCATTGTTCTTTAGTTAAACCCTCACCCTCTTCGATCCATCCAATATCAGCACCCTCAAAGCCCTTAATTTCTGCTATGTCACGATGTATACCATAGAAGTGAAAAGATGCGCCTGTGGTCTTATGGCGAATCTCAGTAGCCAATATGTCAAACTCATCAGTCAGGCCGAAACGCTCTATCTGTATTTTGAGTATTGCATAGACTGATTCTTTGATTTTATTTTGGTATTGGCGCATGCATAAGAATTTAACTTTGTAGCGCGAGGCAAGGAAGACAGCAAAGCCGGCACAGTCCCATGTTTTAGATGATGCCCTTCCACCTTTTAACACTTTGATGTCTGCTTTGGTCTTCCAGAAGTCTTTCAGGTTGGGGTTAAGGCTTGCCATTAATCCTCTTCTGGTTCATCTGTACCATAGAAATCATTAAAGCCTTTAGGTGACATTGATCCGTCA